TCTGCAATGGTCAGTATATCACTAGACCTAATCATTATATCAGCTTGATATGTTGCTTCAGGCCAAGGACGCATATCCTCTAAGGAATAAAAACGATACGGATTCAATAACTTACAATCGGGATCACCAATCTCAGCATCTATTTGAATCATCTCAGCGATAAGAACATTATCAACATCTACTAATATACACTTAATCACTTTTTCCATCTGTCTTCTCCTTATACATTTTTACTACTGATTCTAATGGTTCAACTACAGTCACAACCCAATCTGTAGGAACAACAACTTCCTTATCTGCAGATAAGATAATCCAAGGTGATAAGGTTACTTCTAAACTTGAATCATTTTGAGTTTCTTCTTCAGTTAGAAGTAATGGTTGTGAAGTGACAACTTTATGTGGTCTAGTGAATAGATATCCACGAACCGTTTCTTCCGATACCAATTCCTTAACGTCAGCAATTACTTGCTCACCAGACTTCAGTACGGCCAATTTAACAGACATAGTAAATTATTTCGTATAAACAGTATAGCATTAAAAAGGGGGTGTGTCCACCCCCAAATATTTAGAGATAATCCTTACGAGCATGATGATCAGGAACTACTTTTCCTAAATCCACCGTGAGGAGTCCGTCTTCAAAGCTGACGGATCTAATCTCCGTATCGTCTGTGATCTGCCAGACTCGTTCGAAGGAACGTTGGGCCAATCCTTTGTGGAGAAATTCTCCAACATCTTCTGATTTTTCTTTCTTGCCCTCAACATATAGTTTTCCAAACTCAGTATAGACTTTAACTTCATCTTTCTTAAACCCCGCAAGGGCGATCTCAAGTCTTGATTCATGATTACTCACTTGTACTAGATTATATGGTGGATAGTTTGACGTTTGCATTGGTGAATTAAAAAATCTGTCCAGGTAGTCATCCATCCCTATGCCATTTTGTCTTATCACCTTCATCAATTCTGGAAGGTTGGCACTATGATACGTTGCTAGGTTAGTCATTTTAGTAGCTCCTTGTTAAGCGAGTTTGTGTTTTGTTGTCCCCGAAGGCGACAATATTATTTATTTGTATAATAGTATCTTTCCAGTCTTTTACACAGTGGGAATAACCACCCATTTCTTGTACTGCTTTCCCTAAAGGATAATCATTCTGACCTTCTTTCATCATATCTCCAAAGAAATGTATCTCATCATCCTTAGAGAAATCTCTTAGAATTTGACTCTTATCACCCTTAGCAATATCAAGTCCAGTCTGCCCTCCTATCTGAACATTAAGTTCAGGAAAATGATTTCTAAGTCTATCTGCTATATCTTCTCTCTCTAATCTTTCTTTGTCCCATCTAATATATTCTTCTCTACCTAGAGATGGATCAGTATCTCTACCTAAGATACTAAAATTAATTCCACCAGGTCTTCTTTCAATATGATTTCCATTACGAATAGGAAAACAACTATATGCTAATTCATCTTCCAAAAACCTTTCTACCTCTTCAGGTAACTCCCAGTCATCCCTATAAACATTCTTATCCTGCTCATAGACATCAGCACCAGAACAATTGTAAACTCTCTTACAACTATCGTATAAAGGATGTGTTATTTGTTCTATCGTCTTTTTCCTATCACTTCCAGTGACAAGATACACATTATTATTAGATACAAATTCACTAAAGAAAATTAAAAAGTGTATGTTTATCTTTTGTCTACTGGGAGTAAGAGTTCCATCAACATCAAAGATCCATTTTTTTGTTAACATATTCAACCTTTATGGGTTTATCAAGAAGATCTTTAATACTCATATATGCATATGCAGTAAAGACCTGTGGAACTATAAAAGCAACCATTGCTACTGTCCAAAAGACATAATAGTAATTTTCTTTACGTTGTGTTCTCATTTTACATGCTCCATATTTTAGCACAATAATCTTTAATCGATCTATCTGAAGAGAAAAATCCAGATCTTGAAACATTAATTACTGACATACGTTGCCAGTTCTTCCAGTTCTTCCATGCAGAACTCACTCTGTCTTGTGCATCACAGTAATCAGAGAAGTCTGCAAACACACAGAAGGGATCGTGATTCAGTAGATTATTTAAAAGTGGTTCAAAAGTTTCCTTATCACCATTACTAAAGTGTCCACCCTTAACAAGATTAATTGCTTCCCACAATTCAGGACTCATATAACTCTTAGAATCATATCCATTTGCCCATAAGTCTGCTATTCCCTTCTCATCATTACCAAAGAGGAAGAAATTATCTTCCCCTACAAGTTCTCTAATCTCTACATTAGCACCATCAAGAGTCCCAATAGTTAAAGCACCATTCATTTGGAACTTCATATTACCTGTTCCAGATGCTTCCTTACCAGCAGTAGAAATCTGTTCTGATAGATCAGCAGCAGGATAAACCTTCTCACCCAATTTAACACTATAATTTGGTAAGAATACTACACGTAACTTACCATCCATATCAGGATCAGTATTAACTACTTCTGAAATATTGCATATGAAATTAATAATATGCTTTGCCATATAATACCCTGGTGCTGCTTTACCACCAAAGATTACAGTTCTAGGAACTATATCATATCCATTTTTAATACGAATATATTGTGCTATAACCCAAAGAGCAAGAAGATGTTGTCTCTTATATTCATGTATTCTCTTAACTTGTACATCAAATATACTAGAAGGATCTACAGAAAATCCAAGTTGATCATGAATATAATTAGCAAGATTATGTTTGCCAATTACTTTTGCCTCTGCAAATTTTTCTACAAGATCTGGATTATCAATATGATCTTCAAGTTGTCTTAATTTCTCACCATCAGTTATCCAACCTGGTGCATACTCATCCAATACTTCTACAAGACATGGATTTGCTGAAGCAACCCATCGTCTTGGAGTAACACCATTAGTTACATTAGTAAACTTATGTGGCCATAGATCATTAAACTCTGGCATCAATTGGGTCTTAACTAATTCAGAATGTAACTCAGCAACACCATTCACATGATGAGACCCAATAGTCGCAAGATTCGCCATACGTACTGACTTATTACCATTCTCATCAATAATAGACAGTTTTGATAACACCTCATCATCACCAGGATATCTCAATCTTACTACTTGTAAAAACCTACGATTAATCTCATAGATAATCTCCATGTGTCTTGGAAGAAGATTCTTAAATAGTTTAAGATCCCATTTCTCTAATGCTTCTGGTAAAAGAGTATGATTAGTATATGCAATACTAGCACTTACAATCTCCCATGCAGGTTCCCATTCAACATGTCTTTCATCTACAAGAAGTCTCATCATCTCTGCCACAGCAACAGCAGGATGAGTATCATTTAATTGAACTTGGTATCTATTAGGAAACTCTTCCATAGGTATATGACACCTCTCCAAGTTACGGAACATATCTTGAAGAGAAGCACTAACAAAGAAAAATTGCTGTTTCAATCGTAATATCTTACCAGCATCAGTACCATCATTAGGATAAAGAACCTTAGAAATAGTTTCTGATTGAACTCCCTGTTCAACAGATCCCATATAATCACCAATATTGAAAGCATAGAAATCAAAGATCTCAGTTGCATCTGCTCTCCACAATCTTAATCTATTACAACAATTAACTCTATATCCTAACTGCAATACATCATAAGGAACTGCAACTACTTGCTCTTCAGGAACCCAACGTACTCTATAATTCTCTCTATCTGAAATATAATTTTCTACCTTACCACCAAATCCTACTAATACAGATTCATCTGGTTGTGCTAATTCCCAAGGCCAATCACCATGCAACCAATTATCAGTAACCTCTAGTTGTTGATTCTCTCTGATAATCTGTTTAAACATACCAAACTTATATCTGATACCATAACCAGTAGCAGGTACTTGTAAGGTCGCTAGTGACTCCATATAACAAGCAGCAAGTCTTCCTAGACCACCATTACCCAATCCAGGTTCTTCTGCAGCATCAAGTACTTGTTCTAATGTTAAATCATATTCTGATACTGCTGCTCTTGCGTCATCCACCATTCCAAGATTAAGGAGATTGTTACCAAGTTGTGGTCCAATCAAAAATTCCGCAGAAAGATATGCTACCTCCTTTCGTGTACTACACACTTCTGGGGTAAGATGATATGCCATCATCTGATCTCTCACAGCATAACATAATGCCATGTAGATATCATG